TCCTGAAGGAGAAGTACGGGAACCGGAAGATCGACGACAACGTCGACGACATGCACGTCTGGCGCTGGCAGTACGGCCACCAGATGGAGGAGTCGCAGGACGCGCCGTGGAACGGCACGGGCTACTTCGTGTCCACCATGGCCAACGGCGGCGTCAAGGGCAACGACGAGGACGACGACACCCAGCAGGTCGCGAAGATCCGCGAGACGTGGATCCACGGTCCGCGGGGCACCGTGAGCCGCTACATCGTGTCGAGCGGCGACGTGGTGATCGATGACCAGGACCTCAGCGCAGTCGAGGCATACTGCCCGATCGGGTTCGCCCGGTTCATGGACAACGGCACGTTCCACGGTGCCGGACTCTTCGACCTGATGTTCGGCATCGTGCGCGAGATGGAACGGCTGCTGAAGAGCCTGTTCAACAACATCCGGACGATGGACCGGTACGGCGTCGTGCTGCTTCCGCAGGGCACGATCAACGAGCGCGCAGCCATGCGCGAGGTTGGGCAGGGGCTCCGGTACCTGTCGTACACCAAGGACGCACTGATGGGAGACGAGTTCAAGCCGCTCGTCATCCAGCCGTTCAACGCCGGCGACGTTCCCGGCAAGGTCGCCCAGTTCGCAAAGTCGATCAGTGACGGCCTGAGCCCGGTTCAGGACCTGATCGCGGAGAAGGGCCGGGTCGACAGTGCAAGCGGCCTGCAGTTCCTCGACGAGCAGATCTCGAAGGCGATGACGAACCCCACCAGCGGCGTTCAGGTGGCGTTCGGGACGATGTACCGTGCGGTCGTGGCCAAGGCTGCCGGCCAGATGCTTGTATCCAAGCGAGCTCTTCCAGTCAACAAGCTCACGACCGAGCTTGCCGGAGCGGTCATTGATCCTGACAATGGGACGGTTTCCTTCGAGAACAACCCGCTTCCCAACTTCTCGCAGATCGCGTTCACGGTGCGTGATACCGCACCGAAGAGCGAGGTCGTGCGGAAGCAGGAGGCGATGGGAATGCTCCAGGCCGGCTTGACTGACCCGGACGGCCTGAAGCTCTTCCTCATGAAGGAAGGCATCGATGCGGCGCTCTGGATGGAGGAGGAGAAGTCGGCGTACGAGAGCGTTGTCCGCAACATCCTGCTCCTGTTCGGGGACGGACAGTCGAGCCAGCAGATCGTCCTCACGCCGCACACGGCAAGGCCGGACGTCCAGCTCAGGGTGCTGGGCGCGTTCATGTCGAACCCGATCATGTCGGTCGCGAGCCCGCAGGTGCAGGACGCGTTCAAGTCCTTCCGGGAAGCACTCATCGGATTCATGGGCCAGGCCTTGCCTGCGATGGTCCCGAATCCAGACGACATGGCCAACGTGGCCGGTCGCATTGGTCCGCAGCAGCAGGCGCAACCTCAGGGAATGATGGCAAATGGATGACGAAGCAGATGTCGACGGGACTCCGTTGCGTGGCGATGACGTAATCAGGAATCTAAATGCGTTTGTCGAGATCGACGGAGAGCGAGTGAGGATTTCCGAACTTGTCGACACCATCCGAAACGCATCCGACATGGTTGACGAGATCGAGAATCTCCGTGTTTTCCAAGAGGCGACCAATCGATTCATCCGCCGTGATGGAGAAAAGCATCAGATTGCCGAAGCAGCATCAATGATGCTTGAAGGTGTCGGATACTCCGAAGACGAAGTCAGGGAATTTGTGAGAGACTGGGCTTCGTCGGATTCAGATGAAGATGGTGATGAAGGACAGGAAGAAGGCACTCAGGAGGAAGAAATGAGCAGCGAAGACCCCCGTTACGCAAAGCTTGAGCAGGAAACACGCCAAATGCGCCTCCGCATGATGCGGGAGGAAATGCAAAAAGGCGTACTTTCCGCTATTGACCAGAACGGGGAAATTGCCAAAATGTTGATGGGCCTGGACAAGACCCGAGGGCGTGAACACGCCTCGGGTGCCTACCAGGCCATCCAGGACCAGGTTCGCAAGGCAACCCTTGACCGGCTCTACGATCGTCGTGACCGGAGCGGAGGGGAGTTCAGCGAAGACTGGATCCAGGAAGAGGCGGCGAAGGCCGCTTCGGATGTGGCGAAGTCGTACGCGACGGTCATCGGCGACCTGGACTCAATCGGTCGGTCGCCGGAAACAGTGAGCGAGATCGACACCATCGCCAGCAAGCCGCCGGTCCCAGCGCCCGAATTCAAGAAGGGCATGGACCGGGGGGCTGTCGATACGTCTGTCCGTGAGTTCAACACGGACGCTCTCTCACGTCTGGCCCTCGACGTCTCCGCAGGTGGGGACACGAAGGCCTGATCCCGCACTGACCCCACCCGCCAAGGAGGCGGATTCACATGCCCGCAACATTTGCAAGTGCAGGTTCTCTGTTTGACAAGCAGAGTGGCCGTATCCAGGAAATCCTCAACAAGAACATCGAGATGTTCCTTCCCGCCCTCGACCCGGCCTGGCGCGACACGTTCGTGACCAGCCAGGGCGTTGGACCGTCGTCGATGATCGGCCGCGACCTCAAGATCCTCAAGATCTACATGGGTTCGATGGCCGGCGTCCTCGACATGGCTGACAGCCGCGACAACTTCGTCCTGTACGGCGACAAGACCGTCGACAACCAGGGTCCGAAGCTCCAGCGGCAGAACAACACCAATGCCTGGCCGGATGCCACCGACGGCGTGATGGCGCGTCCGTACCGCCTCGGCGTCGGCATGAAGGCCATGGTCTCCAACCTGTACATGTCGCTCGGCGAGATGACGGCGGAGGCCACCCCGGCGTTCATCGGCGAGGTGATCGGTCCGAAGCTCGAGGGCCACGCGCGACTGATGGCGCACACCCTCTGCAACTACTGGTACATCGCAGAGAACGACAACTACCTCCTGAGCACGATCCAGGGCGACAACACCACCACGCTGGCAAGCTCCACGTGGAACTACGCGACGGACTTCTTCTCCAATGCGACCCCCACCTGGACCGCGTTCAGCGGAACGTCCGCGATCACGGGCATTCGTGCGCTGCGGTTCAACGTGCCGGAGCGCAGCATCGACCGTTACGCGGTCGGCATGCGCGTCGACGTCTTCGACGTCTCGTCGCCGCAGATCCGTCTCAACGACACGCAGGCGGCGGCTGCGAACCAGACGCCTTCCACGCGCGTCTCGGCGTGGGTTGCTGCCGTCGACGAGGTGCTGAACCGAGTCGTGATTGCCTTTGGCGCTGGCGTGAGCATCACGCCGTCCGCGACTGCCTCGAGCAACACGAAGTACGTGTACTTCGCGAATGGCCGAAGCCTGAACAACGGCGGACCGAGCAGCGGCGGCACGGCGCCCCGTGGCTACGGCTTCGCAGGCGTCAACAGCTGGCTGAAGAACAGCGGCTTCCTCCTCGGCGGCGATTCGGACGACAACAACCGGATCGACGTCGATGTCCACCCGGAGTTCAAGTCGTTCTTCAAGAGCAGCGTCGGCGTGCTCACCGAGCACAAGATGCGTCAGTACCTCCGCGGCTACCACCGTGCGAAGGAGAAGTACGGCCAGTACATCGACTGCCTCATCGCGTCTGATGGCGTCTGGCTGAACTATGAGGCGCAGAAGATCGGCCAGTACAGCCTGGACCGCACCGGCAAGCTCTCGTCGCTCAACAGCGAGGGTTCGCAGGAAGGCTTCAAGTTCACCTTCGACGGACGTACGTACATGGGCTACACCTCGAACTACATCGAGGACGGCACGGTGTACGGCATCCGCAAGGGTGGCCAGAACTGGAAGAAGTACGTCCCGCCGTCCCCCAAGGGGACCCAGAAGTTCGACAAGGCGGAGGGCTTCATCCCCTTCGAGTTCGTCGGTCCGTCGCTCGGTTACGCCGACGTGAAGGTGCCCATCCAGAAGGTGTCCGGCAGCAGCACCCTCGTCACCGAGGGAATGCAGATGCCGGGCATGCTGCGGATGCAGCTGGTCCCCGACCAGCCCTCCGGCATCAAGCTCACTGGCGTCACCACCGATCGCCAGTACGGCGACTGAGGTCCTCCCTGAGGCCCCGTCGTATGACGGGAACCACGCCACCCCCCTGCATCTTCGGATGCAGGGGGGTGTGTCTTTCCATGGCGTCCGTATCATGCAGCCATGCCAGCGAAGAAGCGCTTCAACTTCAAGGCAAAGCACAAGAACCCGCTCGGCGGACTGAGCGAGCTGGGCCGTCGTGCGCACAATCGCGCCACCGGAAGCAACCTGAAGCCGCCGCAGCCTGAAGGTGGTCCCAGGCGTGATTCGTTCTGCGCACGTTCCGCCGGCCAGATGAAGATGTGGCCCAAGGCCGCAAGGGATCCGAACAGCCGTCTCCGCAAGGCACGAAGGGCCTGGAACTGCTGATGGCAAAGAAGTCGATCAACTCGCTGGTGGCGAACATCAATAGGTGCCGCATGCGCGGGACCTGCAACTCCAAGTCGAAGTCCACCGTGGACCCGAAGCAGTACGCCAAGATGAAGAAAGGCTGGAAGTGAAGAAGACCCCCAAGAACCCGCTGAAGTCGATGCGAGACAAGATCCGCAACATGACCAAGCCGAAGACCAAGAAGGTGAACGCCGTTGGATCGAAGATGGGCGGCCTGTTCGGCAAGAAGGGCTACTGAACGTGCAGATCGAGATCACGTTTGACCCGAAGTGGGAGGCTGCATGCTCCGGACTCGCCATGGGCGAGGACCATGAGATCATGCCGGACGGCGACTGGATCCGGTTTGCCAGACGGGTGACCGGGATCCCGGACCTCTTCATGTACCACCACCGGCGCAGG